TGTCACGTGCCCCCTTCGGTATGTGCATCAGCCGGGTGCCACGGCTCTGAATACAAAGAGAGTGGCGGTCCCCGAGGACCGACCACCAGAACTGCGGGGTACGAGATGTCTGCAGCAGTTGTTGCCAGCTCCCCCAAAGGAGCTCTCTCCATACTGCACACCTGTCGCTGTACACGAGAACACGTTGTTTCACGAAGAGCTCTGCTTGCGCAACCGAGTCTTGATGCGCGTGCCAGTGCCAAATCGCCGAGGACGGCAAATGTTCCAGCGGGCGGCCGATGAATATATCGACGCACTAAAAAGGCGCCTGGGACCAGTGCAAAAGTGGGGGATCCATAAAACCCTCAAACACTTGGTCTCACGGCATGGAGCGAAACTGTATGAGCCTGCCTTCCACAGTCTCCGGGAGAGAGCTCTTGACTCGCGCGATGCGCGGCTCAAGTTCTTCCTCAAGGCGGAGAAGTGGCGGCATGCTCCGGGAACGTCACTCAAGACGCCCCGAGCCATACAGTATCGAGGCCCGCGGTACAACCTCTTGTTCGGCAAATTCATTTGTCCGATTGAGGAGGCCATATACGGCGAAATGACACAGTCACACAGCATTATGCAAGTGCACACGAGCAAGACGTTGACTCCAAACCAACGTGCCGAACAGGTGTCAGATCTCTGGCACCGGTTCAAGAGACCTATGGCGTTGTGCTTGGATCATTCTAGATTCGATGCACACGTTTCACCTTTCGTCCTACGGGAAGAGCACCGAGCCTACAAAGCCCTCTGTTCTGACCCGCTGTTCGACTGGCTTCTGCGTATGCAGATCAACAACAAAGGCACGACCACGTTTGGCATCAAGTACTCGCTCAAGGGCTCACGAATGTCGGGTGACATGAACACCGCTCTCGGCAATACTCTCATAAATGCCATCGCTCTCCTGGCCATCACGCGAGGCCTGAACGTTGAAATCCTCGCTGAGGGTGACGACGGACTGGTCTTCGGTGAACGTGGTGACCTCGAGGCGTTGCTGCAGACGATAGATCGCCGGGCTTTGGACATGGGTTTTGAACTCAAGGTCAAGCCTGCCTACTGCCTGGCACAGATCGACTACTGCAGCGGAGGCGTTATTGAGACGCGCACGGGCTATAAGCACGTGCGAGAATGGCCGAAACCACTCGACACTGATTCGTGGTCCCCCCGTTTTGTGACGGGAGAGGGCGCGGTTGACAAAGCGTACACTACAGCGTACTGTTACGCACAATTGTACCGCGGCCTACCCGTCTACCAGACTTGGGCGCGCTATATGCTGTCGCACACACCTAGGGGTCTTTTGGACCCAAAGTTCAATCGTGAGCTATGGGAACAGGCCCACTTGGTGCTTCAAAGAGAGGGAGGCTCCAAAACCTTCCCAGAGATCGACATGACAGCAAGATCGTCATTTGCAGAGTGGAGCGGAGTTCTACCAAGTGAACAGCTTGAGCTCGAGCAGTGGCTGGAGTCTAGTTTTGGACCCCATTCCACAGTGCTGTAGAGGGCGGTTGTGGCCGTTGGGGTCGTGCGCCTGTACATGGCGGGTGCACGTGGCGTCTGCGGTGAACGACGTCCGCGAGCCTGAGAGGATGGCGGGGCGTTGGATATTGCCACACTATAACACCGCCTGGCCTTGATCGGCCCCATGCGGCCCCCACAGGAGGGCCCCTACCTCCGCGAGAGGCGCGGCAGGAGTGCACCCCGGAAAGGGGG